ATCGTCAATGGTCTAGATCACTTCATGTCACGCAAAGAAGTGTGGCAGTCATACATGATGACAACAGTGACAACGCCAATGGCTGAGAAGTTCTTCAAGAACACGGTAGCCAAAGCATTCACACGCCAGACGCAAGTCACCAAGACAAATGAAAAGCAGCTAGAAAAGTTGCTTGAGATTTGGGCAAATGAATGCCGTGAACTAGGGCGCAACAAGTGGGCGCTGTACAATACTCTAACGTATTGGGCCACGCACACGCACGATCTGCGTTCACCGCACACTGCAAAGTATAACAGAGAAGCAGCCATTGCATCTGCAATGCGCAGTAAGGAGTTTGAATTTGACACGTAAGGATTTCATTATCGTAGCTGATACCATTGGGTGTCAGCTTTCACCGCAAGCGCACATCACTGTGGCTGATGCGCTTGAAAAAACTAACCCACGATTTGATCGTGAGAAATTTCTGCAACGATCTTGGAAAGCATGGGAGGATGTACACCTTGCACCGATTGAAGACGAAATACCCCACTGAAAAAGTCCATTGCCCAGAATGTCTGGGCGATGGCGTAACTTATCACACTAGACCTGAACCATGGGTCAGCCGTGATACACCACCATCACTTGAACAATACACTAAAACATGTTGGGCGTGTCATGGGTCTGGTGAAACTGATGAGGTTGACGAGATAGATTTTTAGCTGCATACATGCAGTATGAAATCATATCTGCAATATCTAAAAGAAGAATCAGAAAAGCGAAACGTCGATTTAGTTAAGGCGTTTCGCGTAGCTGACATTCCGTCCTCAACGTATTATAGAACTATAAGCATGAGGACAGAGCTTAGATTTGACACAGCTAGTAAAGTTTTAGACGCCATCTATGAGCAAGAGCGACGACAAAACGCAGCCGCGATTGCCAAGCAACTACGATCAGATAATCCAGATGTTAGTAGAAGCGAGGCACGAGCAGGGGTTAAGCCAAGAAAAATTAGCCCATAAAATTGGTTGCACTGAATCATTGATTCATAAGTGGGAGCAGCACAAGCGCATCCCATCTGGTTTCTTTCTCATGTGTTGGCTTGATGCATTAGGCTACGATGTCGAAGTCAAAAAAAGGTAAGCAATATATTCACTGTGTTTCATGTGAAACAAAGACAGAATGGTTTGTTGCTATACTCAGAAACGATCATGCTAAAACAATGCATAAGCATTGGTATGTGTGTCTTCATTGCTACGAGGAAGATAGATGGCAAACCGTAACAAAAACAAAGGAACTTACCACGAAAAGTGGTTTGTCGAATGGCTCAACCAAATCAAAGCGCCGATCAAAGCGAAACGCCAGCCCCTCTCAGGAAGCTTGGGGGGCGAGTATTCGGGCGACATCAAAATCGAAATCAACGGATTGGAAATGATAGGCGAAGTAAAATATAGAGATAAATCAAACTTCCCTAGTCCATTCTCAGTATTAGAGGGCAGAGATATTGCTTTCTATAAACGGCGCAAAGGAACGCCGCAAACTCTTGTCATTATGACAGGCGAGCAATTCCAATTATTAATGGAGGAAAGTTATGGAATCGCAGAACAAGATGATCAAGGCACACCTTGATAAAGGATTAACAATCACAGCATGGCAAGCCTTAGACTTCTATGATTGCTTTCGATTGGCGTCACGCATTAGTGACCTTAAAAAAGCAGGGTATCCTGTAGATAAGACAATGATTGAACTGCCAAACGGTAAACGTGTAGCGCAATACTTTAAGGTGGTATCATGAAATCACTCAGCAGTGCAGTGACAGGTGACGTTTGGTCGGCAAGCATCAAACGCGGGTCACATGAAATACTCAAGAAAGATATTGAGCGTAATAAGAGTTGGACACCTGACTCTTATCGCATCAATGCTGATCGAATTCTCAATGGCGAACTTGTTTCTGAAACGTGGCTCTGGGGTCGCAATGCTGTAGCTCTGATCGAATTAGGCTACCTTACTGAGCGACAGCTTGAGCCTCATCGTGCGGCCTTTCTTGGTGATATTGGTGCTATCGCTGACCGTGAAGAAGTTCGTGCTGAAAAAGAAAAACTACATGCCGCAGCTGTCCAAGTCTTTCGTGAAAGTTCTTGATGTTACTGCACATATGCAGTAGTATAATCACATAATAAAAGGAGGAAATGATGGAGCGTAAAGGCTTTATTGGAGGCAGTGATTGCGTCCAAATATTGCAAGGCAACTGGTTAGACTTGTGGCAAATTAAAACAGGTCGCAAAGAACCAGAAGATTTATCTAATGTTCTTGCAGTTCAACTTGGCATTCACACCGAAGACTTTAACTTAGCTTGGTTCGAGAAGCACCATAATTGCGTACTATCAAACCACCAGTATCAAATTAAAAAACAAATAGGTAATGTGCCTGTCATTGGTACAGTAGATGCAATGTGGGATGGCAACATCATTGAAGCCAAGCACACCAACTCGTTCAATAACATGAGCAAAGCTTTAGAATACTACATGCCTCAGTTACAATTGTATATGCACATCAACGATGCCGATGGCGCATATCTATCAGTAATCTTTGGCAACAGTGATTGGGAAAGTGTTCATGTCAAAAAGAACCAAGAGTATTTCAATTCTATGTGGGCAGTGGTCTCGGATTTCTGGGGTTACGTGCTACGCGATGAAGAACCGATTGCTGTTGACACACCGTCGATCTCAATCGACCAAATCCCGTTGGACGAAATGGTCGCACGAGATGCCAACCACGACAACATGTTTATGGACGCGGCAGTCACCTACATTAACGGTCTTGAAGTAAGCAAGAAGTTTGAGAATGCTAAGAAAGACTTAAAGAATATGGTCGCAGATAATGAGCGCGAGGTTTATTGCGACTATCTAACAATCAAACGCGATAAGCGTGGAGCCTTGCGCATAACCAAGAGGAATTAAAAATGAGTAAGAATGTTTTAACTGAACTGATCAAAGCGCGTAAAGCAATACAGCCACCCGCTAAGACAGGCACCAACCCACACTTCCGCAGCCGTTACGTTACGCTCGAAGGTGTTATCGAAGCTGTCACAGGCCCACTTAGTGAGCACGGTTTCTTTCTAAGCCAGCAAGTATTCACAGGTGAGCATGGCTCATTTGTATCTACTATTCTTATGCACGAAGACGATCCAACGTGGGAAATGATCTCTCATGTACCGCTTGTGCTTAATAAGAATGATATGCAGGGCTTGGGTAGTGCCATAACTTATGCGCGTAGGTATGGCATCATGTCATTGCTTAATCTTCCAGCCGAAGACGATGATGGCAATGCAACTACAATGCAAGCCAACTCGACAAGCGAGACCCCCAAGTCTCGAGCGAAGTCGAATTGGCCTTAATTCTTGGGAAGAGGTTGGTAGATACATGCCTCGATCACCCTGATAGGGCGGCAGGGTTCCCAAGAACCGCCCACTTAACTTAAACAAAGGAGCCAGAAGCATGGCAGAATATGACGACACAAACCGAGGCGCAGCTTTCCGCGCATTTGATGATATGGAATTGCTACTGCAAGGTAAGATCAATGCAGATGGGCGTGATGCCAAGGTTGTGATTGTTCGTAGACAATCTCGTGATGGTAAAGAAATCATGGAAGTCTATGAGAAAGTTGGTGCAATTTTTCCAAACGATAATACGAAAGAAGGTGCGCCAGATTATACAGGCATGATCTATAAGACTGATGATAAACAGCAGCCTTGGACTAACCCATCACCAAACAAACGCTTGGGTGGATGGAGAAAGATGAAAGGTGATAAGCCTTACATGTCATTCTCAGTCTCTGATCAACAGATAAATGCGACGAAAGATCACGATGATCCAATTCCATTTTGATCTTGTATGATCCAATATGATCCAACATAATACAACCACACGCGACATCCTTACATTTCCTCTGTCTCGTTCAACTGCCAGCCTTCGGGCTGGCTTTTTTTGTGGTCAATTAAAAGAGGCTTTAAATGACAAAACTAAATACAGCAGACGAAAGAATATTAAAACACTTGCGCCAACAGGTAGATCGGTTGCAAGATGAACGTTACCGAACAGACGCAAGGCCCAGCATAAACAATGAAATATACGCAGCTCAACAAGAGCTAAAGCGCTTTGTGTCTGAGTTAAGAAGGAAAGGATACAATATCTAATGGTCAATGTGGTAGACGTAGAAATTTCGCTAGATAATTTTAAGCGGGCATTTGGCAGAACGCCAAGCCAATCAGAAGTTGCAATGATGATGAGGCTCAAAGCTCTCAAGCAAGAAAAACAAATCAACACAAGCAACACTGGCAATGTCATGGAGCGCAGCAAGAAGTCTCAGAAGATTGCACTCGAACGTGGGCGCGAAAAGAAAAAGCAAAAAAGAGAAGTAAAGATTAGCCCACAAGCAATGAAGGTAAACAAAATGCTAAACTATGGGCTGACAGAGGAACAAATAGCAGATGTCTTATGCAAAGATGTCTTAGCTGTTCGCAACTGCATGTATCGTTATCGCTTGCCTCGTGAGAGTGTAGTGCTTGACGACAAGTTTGTGCAACATGAAGAATTAGGAATGTAATCGTGTGGGCAGTGCTATGTGAATGGTCGGACTAATAGCTGCTGGCTTGGACGCCACTGCCCACTGCGACAATCTATCAAAACAAGAGGCAAAGACAATGGCAACGTATTACATCTTTAGTATTGTTTACATGCTAAATGGCTATGAAATGACTAGCCATATTTTAACTAACAGTGCAGAAAAATGTTACCAGTTAGTTCGGGCAGCCGAAGAAATATCTAACGTGCTACCCGCTGATCTTTACTGTAGAGACACTGGTAGAATCTCTGCATCAATGCGTCCAAAGCTTAGACCATCAATTCAAAGTGAGGCGCATCAATAAACGGACGACGACCTTGGGATCGGCGTGTATCAATGTAATCATTCATTGCTGATTCCATGTCACCATCCCATTGCGCAATGTTTGGAACAGTCCACGCTGCACCCCAACGAATAGGAACATCAACCGAACGTGCTGCCTCTGCCATCGCATCTGCGATCTCATCATACAAATTCAATTCCCAACGCCCACCATCGACATACGCCATAAGGTCTACAGCAATACCATCCAAGTGCTTTGACTTCATGGTTTGACTTGCGCCCTTGGCTACTAATGCACGTTGTTCTTCAATGGTGCGAAGCCCACAGATCACAGAAAAATCTTGCTTGCTAACGCCAATAGCATACTTGACGACAGCAACCATGCGCTCATCAACACCTTCTAGTTTTGACAGGCTGCGTTTGCCTAGTTTGTAACTCATTTCTTTAACCCTCTCATAGTGCGGATCCCAAATGACGCTGCTATGGAAGCATACATTCCCCATTGAACCCACATTGGTGTTGTCTCCA